TATCATACTCTGCCAAATCTAATCCAGCAACTCCATCATCTCCAGGATCTGAACCAGCATCGGATGTTAATATATGCGGAAATTCATTCCAGATAGGTTCAATTTCCTGAACAGTGTCACTGAAACTAGCATTTGTAGTTCCTTCTGGTAACAATGATTGAATATTATCAATGCCTTCTTGTATCACTAATGTATTAATCAGACCAGATTCTCCATAACGACCATCTGCTCCTACTATACCTTCTACTGGATTAGGTGCAACAGCTCCATAGTTTGAAATATCAAAGTTTTTGTTATAAGCATATTTTTTTATCACAAACACATCAGTTACCTGTTTCCAATGACCATGTATCATCATTCGTAAATTTAAAACAAGATCATCGATCTGAGCTGCCGTATTATTGCTTATCGCACCATCATCCCAACCACCAAACAGAGTAGGCCAATCAAGTATCATCATTTTACCCTCAAACCGATCTCGCATCCGTTCTCGATATGTCTGTTGCTGAAATACTCTTTCAAAATATCTTTGCTGAGGTGTTATTGCTGTTATGGTTGCATATGTAGCTCCTGCAGGTAATGGTCTAATATAATCTCCCGGGTCTCGCACAAATGGATTCAATGGTCTGTAACCACTGCGATATCTGATGTCATAATTCCATTCCGCAGATCTGTCTAAAGTCATTTTTTGTATGAATTCATCATATGATGATAAAGTGGTATCATCTCCGATTTGGCCATCTATAGAAAGATCATATGTTTCAAAGTCTTGATTAGTTGCTAAACTAATAGCGTCATATGTCAAGCCACGCTCTACCAACATCACTTCCAATGTCTTGTAATTTGGTATCGGTAATGCCTCACCATATCTAATATAGTAAACACAGAAAACATTTGATACCTGATTATCACCTGGACTTAAATTTTGTGGTCCTCGTGAAATGTATTGATCATGGACATCTACAAGATTTAAACTTACAATTGTAGTTAAATCTCCACCAGCTACTATAAATAGATCATTCGGAGATGGTACAACAGGTAAATCATCTTGTACAAAATAACCAAAGAATGGATCTAACACATCATCTAAAATGTCCTGTGTAACCGTAGGCACAATTTGCTGTAAACCATATAATACAAACTGATCTTGAAACTGATCAATTTCTGCTATATTGTTATTATTTCTGTCTGCTAATTGCAGATCATATGGTACAGCTTGATTAGCTGAACCTGGATAATCTCCATGATACTGTCCCGGCGCCGGCGGGGCTTGTATTAGATCAGGCATATAATATGCTGTACCATTGAGTATATGTTCGTGATATGCACCGACCGGTGATACATTCAATGCCGCCTGAGGTGTAAAGTATAATGGATAATAACCATTAACTACAAACGGTTCAGCAGGTATTGTCTGAGGACTTGGATTGAATATAAACGTATTTGGCATATACTATCAATTTATAACTTTGAAATAAAAATCATCAAATGTTTGAATATCATCACCTGCATCTCTTTCTATTTTTAATTTGATTTTATAATATCTGTCCGGGAAAAATGAATCCATACGTAACTTAAAGAAACTACCGTTAGCATCGCAATCAATCTGAGTTGCACTTGTATCAAATGGCACTATCACATCGTTAGTAACTGAATCACATATACTATAAAAACTTGATGTTGGTAAACGATTAGTAGTTATAAAGAAAGATGCCGTTGAATATGTTTTAGTAGGAAATTCGGGTCTAACGCCTATTCTAAATTTTGCTATATCAGTAGGTCGATATTCTGGTTTGATATTTTTGATATATGGTACATATGTTTCAGATGTTATCTCTTGAGATGATGTATTTGCAAATGAAGTATCATTGAATGCAACTTCTAATCTTGGCACATAAATTGTATTAGTCTCTCTACTAAAGAACTTGATATCACCTAATATTTCACCGGATAATTCGTCGGTTAAAGAACGTTTAACAATGAATCCATTGTTGGTAATATCTTCATCTATCCAATGCTTGACTATATCAGTAACGTTCATTCTGACGTCAGGTATCTGATTATTAAATGATTGCGAAGCTTCATATGTGGAACCTGTTATCCATGTTCCGCCGCCTATGTTTGTAGCAGATGTTTGTCCCGAAGAATGACCCGATCCTGTATTCCAATATAAAGCTGTATCTGAACCATTTCTATAGTACCAGGATGCGCCGTTTCTAATTTCAGGCTGATCAGAAAAAGTACCATTACCATTTGTCCACGATTCAGAAACTGGATATGCTTCTAATGTATATTGATGTTTTAATTCTTTTGATTCAATTGCTGTCAAAGACAAAAATACAGATGCAGACGCTGCTGATGATGGATTTCCTAATGCAGGTATTCTATTAGCAGCAATCTCAGATCTCAATGTATCAATCTGACTACCGAAATCCACAATGAATCGAGTATTAAATGTATCACCGAAGTCGCCCGAAGCAGATGAAATTTTTGATAATTCCAATATCTGATCAACGCCAGTGTTACGTTCCGGGAATCTTTCATATAATGTTACATCGCGTTCAGCATAAAATATTCTATACATCTTAACTTCCTATTGTTCTGCCTTTAATATCTCTGTTAGGATATTTGATTTCAAAAATACATGGATCTAAACTTGGATAAATGATGCCATTTCTTGTAGCAGATGTAATATCATAAACGTTACCTGAATATCCTTGTGCTGTAGAATATCTGTTACTTATTGATAAATCATTTACAGTTTGAACACCTTCTACACGATCTAAATCTGCTTTCAATGCATTGATATCTATAGAACCATTTATTTGCATACGTTCATTTGACATCAAAAACTTTAAACGTTCGATGCATCGCAAAATTGTTTCAGTGTTATTATATGTCGGCCTGCATGTAATTTCAAAATCAACTGCTATGTTAATTATGAAAGCATCTTTAATATTTAAAGCATCTGTTAACATTCTATATTCTGAAAGATATGTACGTAAGTTTTCTTTCAATGCTTGATTAGCTGGTACAAGATTTTGATTTTCATCATATGATAACACATAAACATTTAATGCCAATGGATTCTGTATTGTGTATGAAGGATATGACATATCAGATGTGTTAATCTGATCATCACCTATTACAAAAGCCTTTTCTATAGAACCGTATTTCTGTGGCATAGAATATATACGAGAGATATAATCTTCTCTTGTAATTGCTCTATTCTGTGCAGCGAATGATGCCATGGCATTTTGTCTAATATGTTCAATATCAGAAAAATCATTACCTCCGGTAGCCGGCTCTTCATTTATCACTGCCAATGTATCTGATATCAAATCAAAATTAATGTCATCATAGCTTTCATTTAAAACATTAAATGACTGAAATCTGTTTATAGTATTCACTCCAGCGTTATCATCTAATCCTCCACCTATAGAGTACGTAACGGTTAATGTTGTATTATTTGGAGCCAAACCATATGTACTTGTATATAAAAAATTAGACGGATCTAAGTTATTCAATGTTTCTCTTCTTAGATATTCTAATCCAATACCTACATTTTTTGGATTCGGTATAATTTCTTCATCTGCATCAGAACTGACACCAGACCCGAATTGAACTTCAATACGACCATCTTCTCTACGTTTTGTAATAAATCTTCTTGGGGTTTTCCTTAACTTCAAAATATATGGAACAGAAGATCTAAATTGGCTTAGTGTAGGATCATTGAACGGAATATTTAAAACATCATCAAAAACGGTATCCTGTGCCAAATAGTCAACTTCACGCCAGGTATTACCAGCTGAGTCAGTTATTGATATAATGTCCAAAACATTTTCATTAGGTATTACAATTTTATCATACGGTTTTGGATTATTAAAAACATAATCTAATGTTTCAACTTCACCAGAAACAACTTGTACATATTTTTTTAACAGATAATTAGCTGGATCGCCGTTACTATCTAAGTCATAAACAGTTATTTCAGGGTTATTTTGAAAATCTACTGTTTCAATTGTCCTAAATACAGTACCATTATCTGTTAAAACTTCAGCACCACTATCAAGTACTAATGCTTGCCTCATATCAGGTTCAGTAGCTGCGCCAGTTCCTATACTATTTACTAGATGATATATTGAAACTGTACATGTAGCAGCTGTTCTATTTCTTGGTTTATATCCAAATAAATGTGACAATTCCATTATATTTCTACGTTCACGAGCAGATGATATAATAGATTCTCTAAACGATGTATCAGTATAGAATGATAAAACATCTCCTACATATGATGCCATTTCCATAAATAACATTCCTGGTGAAGTTTCATTGAAATCTCCATATGTATTTGGAAAATATGTTTTTGTAAAGTTGATAAGATTTTGTCTGAATTGTGCAAAATCTTTATTCAAATATGTTACATCTTTTTTAACTAAACTCATTTTGGTTCCTAATATATGTTATTACCTGGATTAACTGGATCAACTCCTACCAACGGTGTTCCTCCTGTGAGACTAGCTCCGGTAAATGTACTTGCTTCTACTAAATTACTCTGTATAGGTACAGCATTAGTATTTTCAATAATTTGTAAATTTTCATTACCTGCTAAAAGATTAATGACTATGTTAGCTCCTTGAGGATTTACAGTGAATCTCATTTGTATTAGATATGATCCTTTATCATTGTTTTCAAACAATCTTAAACTGTTCAATTTGATATAAGGTAACCAGAATGCAATTTTTTCTTTGATATTGGTCTGTAGGTACTCTTCTAAATCATCTGACATATTATCAAACAATACATTGTAAATATCAGTTCCTAAATCTGGCTGCATGAGTCTTTCATTCGTACGTGTCAATAATAAACTTTTCAGATTTGTTATAGCTTGCTCAATATTATCATATGATGATTCAAAAACACCAGCACCTTCAGCCGACCCAGAAGCATAATTTTGAGTAGCTGTTCTACCACCTACAACCCCTTTGTTTAGTGGCAATTTCACACCTAATGCTGTATTAGATGTAACTGGTACTGGTTGATATGTGTATATAGTTCGTGCCAATTATACAATACCTTTTTTCTTGTCAATGGCAGTCATTAGAGCAGAATAATCTTTGTTCATGATATTTAGAACATTGGCAACAGCTTCATTAGAAGTGTCTACTGGACGTCCATCAATGTCAGTCATTGGAGTGACATTAGGCTCTGAACTCATCATGCTCAGTCCGGATTCCACTAATGGTCCTGTGTTCATATCAGAGAAGTTTGTTGAACTAGCTGTGTCATTCAACAGATCATTCAGAATGGAGTTCTTGGAAAATGTTTTTCTTTTGCTTGGCTTGCTTCGTTTTGGTCTACTTGGTGTCGGACGTTTCTGTTCTGTCAACACATCTTGCAGTATAGGAAGCAGTTCTTCAGTCAAAACTTCACGCATTTCTTGACGTATGATCTGCCGCAAAGCTTGTGTAAATTT